GATGTAATTCGTCCTGGTGGGCCAATCAGCAAGCGTGCGCAGGATTTGCGCGAAGCTGTTGGCGGTAGACCGGCTTTAGTCAGACAGGTTGAAGAAAGATCTCAAGATGTTCAAGATTTGCTTGGACAATTTGGTGCAACCGTTGGGGGTGATGCCATTCGTGATGTTACGGCTAACCTTAACAAAACAAGAGCGGCAGAGATTGCCGCAAATAAGAGTGTTGTTACTGGCATTCTTCAAGACTTGGACAGCACCGGCGTTACAGTGCCAACCACAGGCGCAATCAAAGTAATCGACGATGAGATTAAGTACCTTAATGGTGTAAATGAAGACTTGCTTGCTCCAGTTACTGCAAGATTAGAAAGTCTAAAGAAGTCGCTTCAGGGCAAGATTGCATCTCAAGTAGACAACAACTTAAAGCTTGTTGGGGACTTGCTTGAAGAGCCCGGCTTGGCATCAGTCAAGGGATTATCCGGCAAGTCAACGAAGCGCGTGTACGACGCAATTAAACAAGATCTTGGTGATTTCATTGAGGCAAGTGGACGCGACAGGGGCGCATGGTCATCTGCCAATGCAAACCTGCATGAGATGGCCAAGGAGTTGCAAGACAGTGCACTTAGGGCGGCACTGAATAAGGGCCAAATCAATCCAGAGCTTGCTGGAAAGTTGCTATTCAGCAAAGCCAAGAGCGAGATTCAACTGCTCTACAAAAACCTTGATGTCGATGGCCGTGCAAACGCCCGCGCTGCAATTCTTGAGAACGTCGCAAGCAACTCGATTGACGCTCAATCTAATCAGATTGTCCCAAGGCGGTTCTTAACCAATCTACAAAAGGCAGAGCAGCAGACCGGCGTGTTCTTTAGTGGCGCAGACAAAAATGCACTTGATGCTACTGTTCGTTATTTGAAGCTTACTTCAAGAGCTGGCGAGTTCAACATCGACCCAGCTACTGGTCAAAGGCTATTGATTCCAACCATAACTGGAGGATTGGCTGGAGCCGTTGGTTTAACTGGCGCTGCTGCAACTTATGCCGGAGTTTACACATTAGGCCGCGCTTACGAAACGCCAGCCGTTCGCAAACTGTTGCTTAAACTGCCAAAGGTCGCATCTGGATCGCCTGAAGAGTTTGCTTTATCCAAGCGCATCACGCAAGCAATTCAGTCTACCGTGCAACAGCAGGCCGTTAGCGAGATTGAGCGCAAAAAGATGCCGGTAGCATTCATGCAACAGGCAAGTAGCAGGGAACCGCTAGGCAATGGCTATGTGCTTTCTGACCCGGTTAACGGCATGAAGATTGTCAGCAAAGATAATGCGTCACACAAGCTGTTTGACGGCAGTGGTAGGCTCGTTGGCGTTTTTGCTTCTGAGCAAGAGGCAAGAGATAAAGCCAACAAAGAAATTGTCGCCAGAATCAAGCAAGAACTTAAGCAGGCCAAATAACACTATGCCACTAAAGAAATCCGCATCCGAAAAAGCGTTCACCGAGAACCTTAAGCGCGAGATCGGCGCTGGTAAGCCACAGAAGCAGGCCGTCGCTATCGCGTACAGCGTCCAACGTGAGGCTGCGAAGAAAGCTGCTGCTGCCAAGCGCAAATAGCCTATGGCGAACATAACACGGAAGTGGAAACGCTTCCTTGCAGTATCATGCAGCCACGGCTTCATGGCGGACCAGGCTGTACTCAAGGAGGTTCTTCGCTTTCGTGACCGATGGAAGCCGGACACGGTGCTGCATCTTGGCGATGCCATCGACATGACCTGCCTGCGTAGTGGCGCGATCACCAATGACAGTCACGACGCTACCGTAGATCCCGAGGCCGATCTCAACGATGGCCTAGCGTTTATCTCTGCACTTCGTCCACAGCACTACCTGCTTGGTAACCATGAGGCCCGGCTCGTGACGCTCATGAGCCATCCTAAAGCGATCATCTCGGCTCTAGCGACTCGCGTCTATCACCAGATCCACGACCGAGCCAAGTCGATCAAATGCAAGGTGTACGACTATAAGCTCAAGACCGGCTTCGTTGGCCTAGGTGACGCGCTCTTCCAGCACGGATACTTGCACAGCGAGAATGCCTTGCGTGATTCCGCCGAGCGTATGTGTCACGGCAAGTACACCAAGCTTGTCATGGGGCATATCCATCGCGTACAAATCGCTGAAGGCAGGCGCATTAAAGGGGTGACTGGCTACTCTGTTGGGTGGCTGGGAGATCCCGAAATGGCTGGCTACGCGGAGAATAGGATTGCCACAACTACATGGAGTAGAGGCTGGGCGTGGGGCGAATATACTGACAACGAGACAATTGTATGGCTGACAAAAGAACTAAAGGACGGAAGCTTCAAGCTGCCCCTGTAGAAGGGGACTGGCTCTCGCAACTTGCGGAGAATCTAGAACTAAAGCCCGCACCTCCGGGGTGGTATACACTCTCACAAATTGCTCAACGGCTTGGAATTGGCAGAACCGCTACACGGAACATCCTTGCTCAAAAGAAAGCTGTACGACAGAAGTTTTACCACAAAACGACTGACGGAAGAATCGTGCTTACAGTACACTACAAGATATGAGCCCCGAAGAACAAGAACGCCAAGCCATCATCCAGCGTGCAAAGGACATTCTGTCCGAGCACTTTGACTGTGGCGAGATCCTCGTCCAAGCTCAGGACGAGAAAGACTCGGACAACACGAACCGCTACGAGAGCGGCTGGGGTAATCGTTTTGCTCGGGACATGCACATCAACCTCATGCACAAGGAAAGAGTGCTGGAGCACTCATGGATCGAAGAGTGTGGGGATGAGGATGATGACGATGATGAGGATGACGACGACGAAATAAAAGCAAAAAAGTAGTTGCGCGCAGTAGAGCAACGTATACTTTGCTAGGCATTCGGTGAATGGTTCACTGATGAAACACAACAAAAATGAAAGTAGCACAAATTAGCGACTTAGCGAATCTGGCCGATGGCAGCGTCATCGGAGAAATGCGGGTAACGATCAAAGCAACGTTCCCGCCTAAAACTGGTGAAGGTAAGTTTGGACCTTGGCGGGTACAGAACTGTGTCTTGCAGGACAGCACCGGCGAGTGCCGTGCATCGTTCTGGTTGCCGGACGAGATGGGTGACCTCAAGGGCCAGATGGTGACCCTCAAGAGCCAAGCAGGCAAGAAGGGCTTGCAGGGCATCTCAGTCAAGCACAGCACACACTCCGGCGAAAACGAGCTGAAGATCACCGATCAATGCGCGATCATCGACGATGCTGGTGCAGCCGTAGCCGCAGCAGGCCCGCGCAAGCCAGTGCAGGCTTCGTCGCCAGTCTCGTTGACGGTGGCAGACGCCAAGCGCGCGCTCTTCCAAGCAGCCCAGCTCATGGCTGAAGCCATCAAAGCAGCCGAGTGGGTTGGCGGTCAGGCACAGGTGACGCCCGAGCAGCTTCAGGCTATCGCTACCAGCTTGTTTATCTCCGCAGATCGTGCGGGATTTGCGAAGGCATTCCCTTCAGCGCAGACCAAGCCAGTGAAGAAAGACGAACCTGTTGAACTTGAGGAGGACGACCTCAAATGGTAAAAGCTAAAGACATATCTACGTTGTGCGGTGTCACGCTTCAGACCATCCTAAAGTGGGCACGCGAGAACAAGATTCCTCACCACAGGATCAGCGCACGTTGCCTGCGGTTTGATCTAGGTGAAGTCAACGCTTGGCTGGAACGTAAACGCGATGCCAATAAACAGCAGGGCTAAAGGCTGCCGAGGCGAGCGCATGTGGCGCGACGAACTCCGGGCTGCTGGCTTCACCGCAAGGCGTGGTCAGCAGTTCGCCGGAGGGACGGACAGCCCGGATGTGATCTGTGAGGAGCTTGCAGCACTACACCAAGAGGTGAAGTTCGTCGAGAACCTCAACCTTATCAAGGCCACAGAGCAGGCCGAGCGCGATGGTGCTGGTAAGGCTTGGATCGTTGCTCACAAGAAGAACCGTACACCTTGGCTAGTGACGATGAGCAGTGAACTGTTCTTCAAGCTGCTCAGGGATGGCATGGAAGGTTTGGCTAAATAATTCTGCACCCAGCAGGGGCGCGACTGCGCAACGCGCACATTTGCAAAATGAAAACATGTCGGATCTGCAAAGAGGAGAAGGCGTATGAAAACTTTAGTTTAGCTCGAAGAAATACAGACGGGCTCAATGCTACCTGCAAGGCATGTGATAATTTGCGTAGGAAAAAAAGCGGAGCACAAACGTATAAAAAATATGAAAAAAGGCGAAAGAAAAATCCAATGCTTAAGGTAAAGGCATGGTGCAAGGGGCAAGTTAGAAACGCAAAGGACAGTGGCATTTTAATGATTCAGCCATGTGAGGTGTGTGGAAGCACAATTCGAGTTGAAGCCCATCATGATAATTACTTTTTACCACTACAGGTTAACTGGCTGTGCGCAACACACCACAGAAGACGGCATTACGAACTCAACGTGATAGCTAAAACGCAAGGCAGAGAATCTCATCCATTTTTTCAGGTTCCAGAGCAAGTTGGCAAAAACACACTACAAGGAAAGTTACTATGAAACTAAACATAAACATCACATATTCATCCGGCACTAAGGTCGAACTGGTCGTCCCTTTGGAGGAACCACGCGAACAACCAGAGTCACCTGTGACACCTGTACAGCCTGCGCAGGACTTGGCAGATGCCATGTGCATAGTCACGAACAAAGAACTTGAGTCGTCTGGCAAGCGGTACACTTCCGTTAACGAGCTTATCGACGATCTCTGCAAAGACCCCGAGTCAGGCAGGACGATGAGCATGTACAACATGACGTACACAACTATCGACGGCAAGGAGTGGCAGGTGCCACCTGGCTTGATGAAAGATCTAGTCATCATCTACGGCGAGAAGACCGTCGAGCAGGAGCTACTCAAAGCCCACGCCTGGCTCGAAGCTGATCCCCAGCGTCGCAAGACTCCACGCGGCATGGGGCGCTTCCTGAACGGTTGGCTATCCCGTGCATCGTCAATGGTGCGTACACCGATCAAAACCTTACTCAAGCGCGATAGTTTGATGTCTACAAATGGAACACAAGAAAGCTGGTAGGCGCAGGCCGGTGGAGTTGCCACCCGACACGGTGGTGCCAACTGCACTGGAGGCCGAGCGCGGCATAGCGTCGATTGCGCTGAATCATCCTGAGGTGTTCTTGCACCACATAAGCGAGAAGAACTTCAAGGTAAGCGACATCTTCGACCCGCTCAGTCACCGGGTGTGCGAGATTATCTTGCAGCAGCAGTCTCGCAACGCTTCATCCGAGATCCGCGTGATCTTCGAGAAGTGTCGCGAGACGCTACCAGCGACCGAGTTCCACCAACTCAGCGACCTCTACACGCTCATGCCCATCGCTGGTGCAATTGGCGACCTTGTAGACATCGTCAAGAACACGGCCAAACGGCGCACCTTGCAGCATGTAGCTTACGAGACGCTGATGGCCATTAGCGATGCCAGCGTGCAGACGCCGGAGCTTCTGAGCGACGTCGTGATGAAAGTCGAGGGACTGTCCCGTGAGCTTGCTCCGCCCAAGGTGATGGACACTAAGGCGCTCCTGCTCAATGCGCTGACACGCTACGAGAGCGGCGATGACGAGTCCATGCGGATAAAGACTGGTTATTCTGCTATCGACAACATCTGTCCTATACGATACGGAGACTTTGTGGTCATCGGTGGTGAAACCAAATCCGGCAAAACCATGCTGGCACTCAACATTATTGCAAATCTAATAAATGAATAAACTCGTAAACC